AATTTAAATGTAATATTTGCTGAATGGGCAAATAGAGGAATTCACTTATGGAAAGTAGAATTAAAAAATCAACTTTTAACTGCAGGACAAATTACTTATACAACTCCTAATGATTGTAGTGATGTACTAGAAGCTTACATTTCTACTTCATTATCTGTAAATTCTAATACACAAGATTTATCTTTAACAAAAGTAGATCGATCTGCTTATGCAGCACTTCCTAATAAAGGAAATACAGGACAACCTTCTCAATATTATGTAGATAGACAAACAACTCCAATTATCTATTTATATCAAGCACCTGATACAGTTACTTATACTTATTTAAAATATTATTACATACAAAGAATAGAAGACGCTGGAGCTTATTCAAATACTTCAGATGTTGTGTTTAGATTTTATCCGTGTTTAATTTCTGGATTAGCTTATTATCTATCTTTCTTAAAAGCACCGGATAGAACTGAACAATTAAAATTAGTATATGAAGATGAATTACTAAGAGCATTAGATGAAGACGGTCAAAGAACTTCATTGTACATTGCTCCACAAACTTACTTTGGAGATGGTGTATAATGCCTTACGCAAAAGGAAAAAGATCTTTATCTATATCTGATCGTTCTGGACAAGCATTTCCTTATACAGAAATGGTCACAGAGTGGCAGGGATCTCTTGTTCATATATCGGAATATGAACCTAAACATCCTCAACTAGAAAGAAAAAAAGTTATTGCTGATGCAATGGCTTTACAAAATACAAGATCTCAAGATTTTAATATTATTTCAGGTGGTGAAATGTTTACTACAATAAGCTTAACTTTACCCGGACAATTTGGATTTAACTCTACTGGTATGATGCCAGATAATGGTGCTGCTCAAAATAGAGCAAGACAATTAGGAGCAATAACAGGTCAATTAAACGTTGTAATATCATAATGTCTATATCTTATTCAAATTTTTTAACACAGATACGAAACTACACAGAAGTAGATAGTCAAGTTTTAACAGATAGCATTATTTCTGAATTTCTTAGAAATGTAGAATTAGATATTGCTGGAAAAGTAGATTATGATGATTTAAGAAAATATGCAGATTCTGTTTTTACTGCTAATAATAAATATCTTACTTTACCTGCTGATTGTTTAATTACTAGACAAGTATTAGTAGCTACAACTGCTGGAGGAAGTCTTTCTTCTGGTTCAGTAGAATATATAGAGCTAAGAGATCAATCTTTTATTAGAGAATATAACTCTTCTGGATCAACTGGTCTTCCTAAATTTTATGGTAATTGGGACGATTTTACTTTAATTGTTGCCCCAACACCAAATGTTGCATACCCAGTTCAATTAGAATATATTAAAGAACCTCCACATTTTAGTTCTACAACAAACACTTATTTGTCAACATACCAAGAAAACGTTTTATTATACGGAACTCTTGTAGAGGCTTTTTCTTACTTAAAAGGACCGATGGATATGTACAACCTATATAAAACAAAGTATGATACTACTGTACAATCCTTTGCTCTTCAACAAATGGGAAGAAGACGTAGAGAAGAGTATGCCGATGGAGTTCCAAGAATTAAAATTGATTCTCCATCACCATAAATTAATTAAAGGAGAATAAAATGGCTATTACAACTAATGCTATCTGTAATTCGTTTAAACAACAATTATTAGAAGGTGTGCATAATTTTAGTACTGCACCTGCCGGCAATAAATTTAAATTAGCAATGTATACTACTAACGCAACTATTGGTGCATCAACAACTTCATTCACTACAGGTGGACAAGTTACATCACCAGCTGGTTATGTATCAGGTGGTAAAGCACTTGTTAACTCAGGTACATCGCTAGCTTCTGCCGTAGCAATAACTAATTTTAGTAATTTATCATTTACTAACGTTACATTAACTGCAAGAGGAGCTTTAATATACAATACTTCAGCTACTAATAAAGCAGTTTGTGTACTAGATTTTGGTGGCAATAAAACTGCAACTGCTGGAACATTTACAATTCAGTTCCCAGCATTTACAACTTCAGCCGCTATTTTAAGAATCGGTAACGCATAATTCATAGGAGGCCACGGTGGCAGATATTACAGTTACAGTATCGTCACCTGGTCTCGTACCCTATGGTTATGACGATTTTGGAGAACAACTTTGGGGAGGTTCTACTCCTTCAGCAACTTTAACAACAGGAAGTGTTACTACTTCAGCGGGTGCATCTGTATCCGTTACTGGAATATCTTTAGTTGCTCTTACACATCCAGTTGATATTCAAATAGACGGAAATATATCCGTCAACGTTGATGAAGACGACGATATTGTTATTTATACAGGAAATGTAACTATTTCAATTGGTCAAGATGTTTCTGTTAATGTAGATGAAGACGACGATATTGTCATTTCTCAAGGGCAAATAAACTTTGTATTTAGTTCTGGATGGGGTTCTAATGAATGGGGATTATATACTTGGGGTATTGCTGGTGATGAAGCAATATTAACTGGTTCTCAATTAAATGTTGCAAATAATTTAAGTTCTATAACTGTGACAGGAACTGCTAATCAAAGCATTTCTGGTCAACAATTAAATACTAATATTAATGGCGTAACTGTTACTGGAACAGCTAATTTAGATGTTACTGGTTCAAGAATTAATACTGAAATTGGAAATGAAAATGCAACTGCAGATGTTTCAGTTTCTGTAACTACTGCTGGAAGATTAAATTTAAGTGAAGGAACTGTAACTGCCGAAGGTGAAGTTAGAGAAGGTTGGGGTGTTTATCAGTGGGGAGCTGTTCCTTGGGGAGGCGAACAAGATCCAGAAGTTAATGTAATAGGATCTGCTTTAGAAGCAGTTACTCATCCAGTAGATATTCAAATCGATGGAAATATATCAGTTAATGTCGATGAAGATGATGATATTACTATAGCTGTAGGAAGTCCTTCAATAAGAACTGATGTAGCATTTAATGTAACTGGTTCTAGGTTAAATATAACTGAAGGATTAAATACTGTTTTAATTATTATTAATGTTAACGTACCGGTTACAGGAAGTCAGGTTAATGTAGAATTAGGTCAAGTACAGGCTTTCCAAGAAACAGTAGTTCCTGTTACAGGTTCTCAAATAAACGTATTAATAGGAAATGAATCTACAACAGCAGATGCTAATGTCTCTGTTACAGGATCTCAATTAAATGGAAGTTTAGGTCAAATTAAATATATTGCTACTTACAGTGTTACTGGAAGTCAAGCTAATTTAAGCACTGGAACAGTTACTTTTGTAATAACTGGAAGTACTACAGTGACAGGCTCTAGGTTGAATGTACGTCAAGGATCTGTTAATATTCAAGGGTGGTCAGAAGTACAAACAGGAGCTAATAATAATTGGACTCCGGTTGACATAGCGGCATGATCATAGTATTTTTATAACATATTTTAGGAGTATAAATGGCATCAAGTTATTCTACAGATCTTAAACTAGAACTCATGGTTACAGGCGAAAACGCCGGTACATGGGGAGATAAAACAAATTCAAATTTAAACCTTATTCAACAAGCTATTGCTGGTTACGAAACTATTGCCGTTGGAGCATCTGACGTTACATTAGTAATGTCTAACGCAACACTTTCTAATGCGAGAAACATGATCCTTAATTTATCAGGATCACTTACTGGAAATAGACAAGTATTAGTTCCAGATGGAATAGAAAAATTTTATATCGTAAGAGACCAAACAACTAGAAATGGACATTCACTAACTATTAAAACTGTATCAGGAAGTGGATTTGATATTGAAACTTCTGGTGCATTAGTTGCTTGTTATTCAGACGGAACAAACGTTGTAGAGATATCATTAAATACTTTAACAGGATCAATCGCTACTGCACAAATAGATAATTTAGCAATCACAGAAGCTAAACTTGCTTCATTTGCGGTTACTTCAGCTAGAGTTGCATCATTTGCAGTTACTGCTAATAAACTTGCAACAAATGCTGTTACAGCTGTTAAAATTGCACAATCAACAATCACACAATCAAAACTTGCAGCTAACTCTGTTGGATCTAATCAATTAATTTCAACAGGTGTTACAGCTGCATCTTACACAGCTGCTTCAATTACAGTCGATGCTGATGGACGTATCACTGCTGCATCTTCTGGATCAGCGGGAGCTGGAATGGGAATACCAACAAGATATTCTGTTGGACCATCAAGTGGAACTCATACGGCATCACCAACTGCTAATAGAATGGGTGTATATATGTATGCTGGAGGCGGAGGTGGAGGACCATTTGGTGGCGGATCTGGAGCCGGAGGTGGTTTTGGTTTTTATAATAAACCTATAACACAACCTTTTTCACAACCTTTTTCAGTAGGAGGAGGAGGAGGAACTCCTGGTGCCGGTGGAGCTACTAATTTTACTAATGTGGGCACGGTTAATGGGGGTGGTGGTGCCGGTGGAGCAGCAGGAAATGCTCCAGGTGCAAGTTTAACTTACCCCGTTAGAGCTTTTGTAGTTGGAAGTAATTTTGGTGCGGCTGGTTCAGGAGGAAGCCCACCAGTATCTGAAATGGCTCCAGGAAATCCTGGTCAAGCTGGAACTGGCGGCGTTTTAGTTGTATTTGAAAATACAGGAACTTAATATATGAGTTATTTTATTTTTTTAAAAGATTTAGATAATGTTGAAGGAACAATTTATAGAATTGCTGAAAATGAATCTGATTTAAATAATTTAAATATAGATAAATCTATTTATAAAATAATTGAAGATTCTCAAGAAAATTTTAATGCTGTGAAATTAAATATAAAATTGCCAAATAAATACACAGGTAATACTATTACTTTTATAAATATAATTAATAACTTTCCAATTAAAACAACTTTAGAAAATGAATTAAATAATTACAAATTTTCTATAAAACAATTTACTGACAATAACCCTAATCATCCATTGTTTAATTTATGGAATAATTATTATAATCAATTAAATAATTTAAACTTGGACAATATAAATTATCCATTAACTATTTCTTTACAACAATATTTCAATGATTTAGGCCAACCTTCATTAAATCCTTTACAATTACCATAAAAATTGCTATTAAATTAGCATGTTTGATAAAGAAATAGAGTTTAGTGCTCATGAAGATTATTTTGCACTTAAGGAAGATTATCCGATTCCTGCAAAATTAAATATACCAGAGTGGTACAAAAATTTAGAACATACTATTTTAAATAAAACAGTTAAAGGCTGTATGCCTTTTTTAGATACTTTAACTTCTGGATATATTTTAAAAATGCCTCAAGATTTTTACATAAGACATAATGTAGATAATAAAAATGAAAAAGGAGAAGAACTTAAAGATTCTTTTCAAACATATGGACTACATGATCAAAACCTTTTGTTAAGTGCTAAAAACATAAATTTAAATTCTGGACTTGATAATCATTCTATAAAACAAGTTGAAGGAGCACCTTTTATTGAAAAAAATAAAAATCTACCTTTTTATAAAATATTAAATCCTTGGAAGATAAAAACATCAAAGGGGTATTCTTGTTTATTGGTGCCTCCTTTAAATAACGCAGATGACAGGTTCTCTATAATACCGGGAATAGTCGACACCGACACTTTTCCAAATGAAATAAACTTTCCTATAATTATTAATGGAGATAAATATCCTGTTTTAGAAACGACTATAAAAAAAGGAACACCTTATGTTCAAATTATACCATTTAAAAGAGACAAATGGAAAATAAGTTTTAAATCAAGAAAACAAAAAGAAATACAAAATTCAAGACTTTTTTATGGATTAAATCTTTTAAATATATATAAAGATAAATATTGGAATAAGAAATCATGGAAATAAAAAATTTTATTAAAATTTATGATGAGGTTTTGCCTTGGAATACAATTTCAAATTTAATTCGTTTTGCAAATGTTTCCAATTTTAATGAAGCTAAAATTGGAGGGGGTAATGAAAATAAAACAAATTTTAATGTAAGAAGAACATATACATTGCCATTAACTAATCTAGATAATTCTTTATCAAATGTTCATTGGTATAGTCTACTTCATTTTTATTTTCAAAAAAATTTAAGACAATATAAGTTTGATGCCAATATTTTAGACTATGATTATAGAGACATTGTTGATATTGAAATTTTAAAATATGAAAACACGGGTTTTTATACTTGGCATGTAGATCATTTTGCAGACATACCTAGAACAATGAGTTGTATTTTGTTATTAAATAATGATTATGAAGGTGGTAATCTTTGTTTTAGAAATCCAGATGGGTCAGGTGAATGGGAAGTAGAGGTTAAACCAAATAGAATGATAATTTGGCCAAGTAATTTTTTATATCCACACACAGTTAAACCGGTAACGAAAGGAAAAAGGTATTCGGTAGTAGCATGGGCACTTTAGAACATAAGATAATAAATAATTTTTTAGACAAAGAGGTTTTTAATAATTTAAAAAATATTTTATTTTCAAATAAAATAAATTGGTTTTTTTTACCGAGCATGACAAATAAGGATCATTATTTTTTCAATCATTGTTTTTATAATTATTACACTCCTCAATCGATATTTTTTGAAGATCTTATTATACCCATATTAAAAAAATTAAATGCAGTTGCAATTTCTGAAATAAGAGCTAATTTAATTTTAAAAGAAGATAATCATTATCAATCGAGCTTTCATGTGGACAGACCTTTTGAATGTAAGACGGCAATACTTTATATAAATACATGTAATGGGTATACTTTGTTACATGAAGATAAAAAAATTAAAATAAATAGTGAAGAAAATAAATTATTAATTTTTAATTCTCAAATAAAACATGCTCTAGTTAGTCAAACAGATGTTGATAGAAGAATAGTAATAAATTTTAATTATTTTTAATATGAAAACTATAAAAGATTTTAAATATAAATTAATTAAAAATTTCTTAACCCAAGAAGAAATTAAATTATTAACTGATTACTGTAGGATAAAACACAGGATAAATTTTGATTCTTTTGATTTTCAACAAAATGATAATGGAGATACTTTTTTTTATGGAGATCCATTGATGGAATCTTTAATGGTTAATAAATTAGAATTAATGCAAAAAGAAACTGGTTTAGAATTATTACCAACATATGCCTTTTGGAGAATGTATACAATTAATGCAGATTTAAAAAAACATACTGATAGACCTTCGTGTGAAGTTAGTGTTACTGTTATGATTGCATCCGATGAAACTCCTTGGCCAATTTATATGGATGGAGCAGAAATAAATATGGAACCGGGAGATGCCGCAATTTACTTAGGGTGTGAAATAGAACATTGGAGAGATGAATTTAAAGGGGATTGGCATGCTCAAACATTTTTACATTATGTAGATAAAAATGGCCCAAATAAAGAATGGGTTAAGGATAAAAGATTATTATACGGGCAACAACTATGAATTTTTTAGGTATTAGTTTTAGAAATCATGATGCCAACATTACTTATAGTTCCGGAAATAAAATAAAATATATAAAATTTGAAAGAGAATTTAATCAAAAACATTTTGGATGTATTGATTATTATTTTATTCAATATGTTTTAGATAAATGGAAAATTAATATTCATGATATTGATGCTGTTGCATATGTTACAGATATGTCTTATTTTGAACTTCCCTATTATACAGAAAATTTAATAGAAGAAATAAAACCAAACGATTGGTTTTTTAATAGTTTTAAATGTCCTTTTTTTAAAATCGATCATCATTATGCACATGTATTAAGTATGTGGCCACTAATAAATAAATCAGGCAAAGATTTTGTTTTAGACGGAATTGGTGATTTTGAAAAAACATATTCAATTTTTAAAAATGATCAATTGATAAAATCATACAGTGTAGATGATGCTGAGTCTTTGGGTAGAATGTTGGGTTCTTTAGCCAATAGTAATAATATATCAGGTCACGTTTTAGATTTAGCTGGTAAATTAATGGGGTTAAAATCTTATGGAAAAATAAATAATGATTTTTGTAATTTATTTAAAGAAGATATAACTGAAATAAAAAAATTATTTTCAGATAGAAAATATTACACTTTAAATACTAAAGAAGAAAAAAATCCTGTTAATAGATTAGCTTCAATTCATTATAAATGCGAAAATATAATATTAAATTATTTTAAAGATAATGCTCATGAAAATGATATAATAACATATTCTGGTGGAGTTGCTCAAAATTCTGTTATTAATGGATTATTAAAAAAACAATTTTCAAATTTAATAATACCCCCTCATTGTCCCGATGATGGACTATCCTTGGGCTTAGTTGAATTTTTAAGAAAACACTTTAAACAAGAACCTTTTGAAAATACTAATTTTCCTTATTGGCAAGATGATACAGCTCCTAATTCCTTACCTAGTGTAAAGACAATAAATCAAACTGCAGAATTATTAGCAAAAGGAAAAATTGTAGGGTGGTATCAAGGACATGGAGAACTTGGACCAAGAGCACTTGGTAATAGGTCTATTTTAATGAATCCAACAATTAAAAATGGCAAAGAAATTTTAAATAATAAAGTAAAAAAAAGAGAGTGGTTTAGACCATTTGGAGCTACTATATTAGAAGAACATGTAAGTAATTATTTTGATTTTAAAGGAAAAAGTGAATACATGTTATTTGTTACAGAAATTTTAGAAAAAGAAAAGTTTTCATCTATTACTCATGTAGATAATACTTGTAGAATTCAAACCCTTAATTATAAAAATAATAATTTTTATTACAGTCTTTTGAATCAATTTTATAAACTAACGGGTGTACCCATTCTTTTGAATACTTCATTAAATGTTAATGGCTCTCCTATTTGTTCTAAGCCTTTTCAAGCATTACAATTATTTAATAATACAGAATTAGATGCTGTTGTAATAGGAAATGAGATCTGTATAAAATAATGGAACTTTTAAATAAAGATATTTCACTTAGTACATTTATTTTAATTGATGAAATAAATAATGATTTGATCATAGAAAATTTACTTAAAGATATTTACAACAATACTAAATATTATCATACATTTACTAATGTAGTAGCAAAACACACAGAGTTTAAGTTTTTAAACAATAATAAAAATTTTATTAATTTTATGAAATTAATAAAAAACCAAATTTTTAGTGTTTACAAAAATAAATTTATGATAGAAAGTGCTTGGGCAAATATTTATAATAAAGATAATTTTGCAAAACTTCATGATCATAAAAGTAGCTCTGCTTTTTCAGGGGTTTTATATTTAACTGATGGACCTGGACCAGGTACTTATTTTAAAGATTATGATTTGACAATACATGAAAAAAAAGGTAGGTTTTGCTTGTTTCATGGGCATTTAGAACATGAAGTAAAAAAATTTAATTATGAAAAAGATAGAGTTACAATTGCCTTTAATTGTGTTCAGGTTGGATTTCCTGATGAAAATGCAAAAATAGTATTAATAAAATGAAATTTAAACAATACGAAAATGGATCTTGTGATATAGAGTTTTCTTGGAAAGAGCGATTAACTCTTTTAAAAAAAGGAAAACTTCATTTATCAGATGAAAATTTAAAACACTTTGGAAATAGCCTTGTTAAAATGGTCATGGATTGGCAGATAAAATTTAAAGAAGATGTTGCTAATAAACAATCTTTTACAGATACTAAAATAGAAGGTAAATAACTCTATATTTCATCTTAACTAAATATAAGGTATAATGCTTTATGCCTTTGAAGAAGATACCATTAGCCCCTGGCTTTGATAAACAAGACACTGCATCTCAAGCAGAAGGTCGTTGGATAGATGGAGACTACGTTCGCTTTCGTTATTCTAACCCAGAAAAAATAGGGGGATGGCAGCAATTATTACCTGAGTTATTAGTAGGTTCTGCCAGAGAACAGTTTATTTGGTCGGATCTTAAAGGAAACCGTTATGCAGCCATTGGCACAAATAAATTATTAGTTATTTATTTTGAAGGTCAATATTATGATATTACACCGTTAGATACTCCATTAACAAGTTGTACTTTTACATCTACTACTGGATCTGCAATAGTTACAGTTAATAAAGCAGGACATGATTTAGAAATTGGAGATATTATTAAACTTACATCCGTATCTCTTCCTGGTGGAGGTGTTACTACTTATACAACTTCTGATTTTACAACTAATTTATTTGAAGTACAAACAACACCTAGCTCTGGAACATTTACTATTACAATGCTTACAAATGAAGCTGGAACAGGGATGACAGCTCAAGGTTCCGCAACAACTAATCCTTATTATAATTTTGGTCCATTTGGTCAAACTTATGGATATGGTTATGGTACAGCTAATTGGGGTGGATTTAGTTCAACAGTTACTCAAAATCAATTAAACGGATCTATTGATAATTCTCAAGCAACTATTACAGTTGATTCAACAACTGGTTTTCCAGCGGCAGGTACAATATTAATTAATTCTGAATTAATAACTTATACAGCTAAAACAGCAACAGATTTTACAGGATGTGTTAGAGGAGTTGAAGGAACAGCAGCTGCTTCTCATAATGATAACACAAAAGTTTATGATGCAGATACATTTGTAGGATGGGGACAATCTTCTTCTGTGCAAACTCCTATTAGATTAGATCCTGCATCTTGGTCATTAGATAATTTTGGAGAAATATTAATTGCTACAATGCATAATGGCCCTACATTTATTTGGGATCCAACAAATACTGGTCTTGGAGGAAGAGCTACAATAAACACTAATATGCCTATTAAATCTGTAATGACTATTGTTTCAGATAGAGATAGACATGTAATTCATTTAGGAACATGTACTACAATTAATAATGGTGCAACTCAAGATAAAATGTTTATTCGTTTTTCTGATCAAGAAGATTATGATGTTTATCAACCTACATCAACGAACACCGCTGGAACATTTAGACTAGATGATGGAACTAAAATTATAGGAGCTGTTAAAGCTAAAGATTATATATTAATTCTTACAGATAGTGCTGCATATACTATGCAATTTGTTGGTCCTCCTTATACTTTCACTATTAGAAAAGTAGGATCTAATTGTGGTTGTTTAGGTCAACATGCAATTGTTTTTGCACAAGGTGCCGTATGGTGGATGGGCGATTCTGGTGGATTCTTTGTTTATGATGGTACAGTAACTTCTGTTCCTAGTTTAGTAGAGGATTATGTATTTACAACTACAGGATCTGAAAATCCTGGTCTTAATTATAATTCAGATGAAATAATTTATGCTTGTCATAATAGTTTATTTACAG